TTGTATCTGTGAATGATGGGTTTCCAGAATAGCCTGTTGAACTTTCAAAAGTTCCACCAGTCGTATCAATACTGCAAGTTGGTGCTGCTCTCTTTTCTACATTAAAATGATATTGACCATAAGGAGCACCATCATGGTGACTATATCTTGCAAGAATATACAATTTAGGCTTTAATTCTTCATAATATCTTTTGCAAAGCCTCTTCTCAACTGCGAATGACCTATGCTCAAAATCTGTTGCCACGCTGCCTACTTCTAATTGAACTCCTGTAATTTCAAATGTTGCATCATTCGTTGTGTACCATGTTGAAGTCATATCAGGAAAGTGTGAAGCATCTGCATGAGCAGCCCAAGAATCTAATGACCTACTGTCGTTTGTGTAGGTTGTTCCTAAAAATGGGTCAAAATAAATTTCAAATCCCGAATCATTATTATTATCAATCTGTAAATTAGAATTTCCAGGAATTGTTTTTGTAACTTTTGTCCAAGTGTTTGCACTTAAAGAACCAGTTGAAAAGGGATAAGAGTAACTTGTGCCATCTCTTGTTCTTAAATATCCATAAAAAACTTGTGCTACGCTAGATTTTACCCAAAAAGATAATGTAATAAAGCTAGATGCCGAAGTATAATTCCAACCACTATTTGCTATATTTTGTGCTTCTATCTTTTGCCCAAATTCTACAATATCACCTGCACCTGCACCACTTGTTTGATTCCCATTAGTTATTTTAAAACACTTTCTAAAGCCAAGAGTATATGGTGTTGTTCCACTTGCGACATCAGCTTGTTCATGTGTGGCATTTTCATCATTACCACTTAAATTACATTTAAATCTATCAACACTTCCATATCCGTCAGCAGTAGATGACGTACCACGTTGAGCCACTTGCATAGCTCCGTTAATTATTAAATTACGATTACTTAGGTTATTAGTAATATTGGCAGTACACGTTCCATCAGTATTGTTGACAGTAATAGCAGCAGCACTAGCTCCTACCCCTTTTATCGAATTTACCTTGATCTCTGACATAATTAACTAGGTACAGTAGGGAAAGTAACAGATGACATATCTAAATTACCACTTGAATCAAGTGCTGGCGATGAACTGGCTGGTAGATCACGCAAACTTTGACGATATGTTTTCCAAGCATCTGCAAGTGTTAAATCAGAACTAGCTCGCCAATCTGTAGCAGCTAATAATTTATCTCTTTCTACTCTTAATAATCTCATTCCTTCTGCATTAGTTAACCTTGTTACTTCAGCATCTATTTCAGATTCGGTTGGTTTTGTTTCGCTTTCAAGCCATGTTAAGCCAGAGTATTCTTCACCACTCCAAGTAAATTGTTTATTAGGTTTTAAACTAACTAATGCTTTTGTTTTTGTATAAATCATGCTGCAATTTCCTCTAAAGTTATAGTTGATGTTCTTGGGTAATTACTATTGCTAACACTAATAGTAGCTCCAGAAGAAAGAAGTTGTACATGCATTTTGTAAGTTATAGCATTGCCAAGAGTATATGATGGCGAATCAAGATAAATAACCGCACTACTAGTATAATAATTTCCTTGGCCAACACTATTTGCTCCAAGTATTATTCCAGCAATATCAGAAAATGAACCACTTGCAATTTGTCTAGCAACAATAAAAATTCCGACACTAGTGTTATTTGTTGTATTATCAATATCAGTATCAAAACTAAAAGTAACTTTTATTTTACTGCTTGCAGCCGTTGGTGTGATAGCTTTGCTGTACCCAGTTACATCTGTATGACTTGTTGAAGTGCTTGTAAAAGTTGAAGGAAGTTGATGGCTAACAACTTGTAATAACTTTCCTCCTACATCCGCACCAAATTCAAGTTCTGCATTTGTTGCACTATGGTTTGCACTTGCTACTTTTAAAACTTGACCAGCCGATCCACTTGTAGATGGTAATTTTAAAGTTACATCATTGGTAGGATTAGCCGCTGGACTATTTAAAATAGTGCCGTTACCTGATGCGTGTTTTAGTTTAATACTTGCCATAATTAACTAGGCTTGGGATTGTCGGTTTTAACTTTTTCACAAGCTGTATAGTATGCTTCTAGTTTACTTGAATCTCCCTTACTATTCCAGTACATAGCATCTGCAAAGTCTCCCAAAGATGGATAAAGAGGTTGTCTTGTAGATTGATATGCAATAGCTGCTGCTTCAGTATTTAGTGTGGTTCTTGCAGCGTCTATATCAGATTGAACTAGAGTTACCTGAGTAACCCCATCATCTTTAAAAGCACCTACATCATCTTGAATACTTTTAACTTCTGGATAAGCCTTATAAATAGCTTCATGGTCATAAATTGCCATTATGCTGCTACCTCCATAAGAGTAATAGTTGAACAGCCACTACCAGAATAATTAAGTGTACCTGTGTGATATGCTGTTCTATTCATATAGACAGTTCCTTGTTGTGCTCTCCATTGAACTCTATAACTATGTTCTGCTGCTGATACTGCTGTATCTAAAGTGCTAACTGTTACTGAACGAAAGTCATAATAATTACCATAACTGGTCGTATGATAAGTCGAAGAAAATCCTTGATTGGCTGTATATGTTGTATTTACAGTACTATACGCAATGTTATAACCTGTTCCGCCCACAAATCTTACTAGTTTTAAAAAACTTTCTCCACTTCCACTCATTTTCATATCAACCATACAAAGTATTTTGTTAGAAGATGAAGAAGGTGTTATTGTTCTTACCAATGCTGTGTCAGCAAAACTTTGACTTGCAGTACTACTTGATGTAAGTATTTGTGTTTGCACTACTTGAAGAATTTTGCCACCACCTATTCCTGTTAGTCCCGAACCATCTCCTGTTAAACCACTATTTGTAATCGACATTCTTTCAACACCACCAGTTGAAAACTTGATAGTGTCAGCAGAAGGGAAGCTTATTCCTGTATTTGTGTCATCTCCAACGACACTTGGTGCGGAAACTGATCCAGCTACACCTTTAACACCAGTTGTTCCAGAAAGTTCTAAGCTCATAATTAAAGAATAACAAATAAACTGCCAGAAGGCACAGTCACAGTAACTCCACTATTTATAACAGGGCTTACTGTATGTGCATTTTTTCCAGAAGTAATTGTATAGTTTGTTGTTACGTTAGTATCTGATTCAAAGAACACTTCATCAGTTCCTCCTCCAGTAGCTCCAGCACCTCCACCAATAGCACCCCAAGCACCATTGTTATAGCCTTCAAACTGATTTAATGTTGAGTTATGTCTAAACATACCAACAGCAGCACTACCATCTCTCTGGGCTGTCGTACCAGAAGGTATCGTTAAACTAGACGTATAGTTATGAATTACTTTTCCTGTAAATGTAGACCCTGATAATGCTGCATGACCAAAGTTTGCTTCGTTTATTTTTCCTAAAACAACATAAGTTGCAGTATCACCTGAGACTGCTGTTGCTATTTTTAATTCATTAGTGGATGTATTTATATGAGGTTGAAACTGAGCTATATTTGCTGCTCCTGATGGGTCGCTACTTCCAGAACTTAATGTTCTTAATGCTGTAAATATTTCATTTAATTTCGTACGAACTGCCGCACCCGTTCCATTGGCGGTATTGTAATTATTACCCGTTTCGCTGGTGGTCGAACCTGGTCTAGCCATCTAAAAAACAAATATTGATCTTATTCTAACTTGCTTTACCAAATCCGACAGCCTGATACGTGAAATTTCTATCAACTGAAGCATTTGAAGAATTTTTAAAGTGAACACTAAAACCCGTTCCAGAAACACTTGATATTTCAAAAAAGTCTCCAGACTGCATATTTTGTGCAGTAATACCGACAGAAGGTAAGCTACTATTTACACCACCAAGACCAGATGTTCCAGTAAAGTAGGGGCTTTGGAACGTGACTGCTTTTGCTGATGCTCCACTTGCTGTAGTTGCAAGACTCTGTTCTGTTCTTCTTTGCATAGAAGCTGTATAACCTAGTTGGAAAACTCTAATATCCTGTGCTGGATCATCACTTGTTAGATTTACTTTAAACTGAAAACCTCTTCCTTTATAAGTTCCATTTGTAAAAGTCTGAAAACCAGAATAAGTAGGAGATCCACTATTAGGATTATCTTGAGTAACACGAACTAGCATTTCTGCGTTTACTTCAGTTGCAGTTAATCCTTCAAAGTCTCCTCTTGCGTCTAAATCTGGTATTGAATCAAATAAATCTGAAGGATAAAATGCTTCTGTTAAGAAATGACGTTTCAAATCAAGACTATACACATCTCCTAAATCTAAAGTAGTACTTCCTGGTGCTCCACCAAATTCATAAGTACCTAATGGTGCAATACCTCCTACATCATCAAGAGATGAAACTAAATCAAAAT